TGGTAGAACATGACATCTCCCGTTGAGGAGGTTGGTGAAGATGTGATATAGTGGACAACCAGTCGGCGCCAGCGATACTTCTGGTAACGCTGCAAGTACGACCGGATGTTTGAATCCACAAAAGCGATCGGTGACACGGGAGTGCCACCGACCAAGGTCCAAGTAGTGATTGAACCGCTCCCTATCGGGGTAAACATGAAGTCTCGACCTCGACACACCACACCGTTGCCGGTTTGCATCGTTTGCATGGTAGCACCACGAATGGAGTTACCAATTGCTACTGGTGCTGTGGAGATAGCCGAGACTGCATTACGTACCGATGGTTTGCGTTTAGCAACAGCTGCTTTCTTACCTTTTTGTCTTTTGACGTTCTTAGCCGTCTTCTTGTTATTTTTATTTTTACTCATTCTTTTCTCCCAAACCAACCGTTACATGAAATTATTCAACATACACACGGGATGGTTTGTATTTTCTGCGCCCTTTGGGTCGCAACCCGAACGTACTCCTAATGGCACCGTAAAAGTCAGTCCCACCTCTGCCAGAATACTCACCAGGTGAGTAAACTACAGGTTTAGGGGCTGCACTAGGAACGTACATTACAGGAGGGTCACGGGTTGGATCCAATGGCGCGACAGTCTGGCCTGAACCAACTGTCGTCTTTTCTGGGGGGGGAAGCTGGCCAGAGCCCACTTCCTCGGTCTTGCTGAGTTTAGAACCATAAAAGAACTTATCTAAACGCTGCAGTTTCGCATCGTTAAACTTCTTTCTTTCTTCCTCAGTGTAGGGGTCAGGCATGGTGCTATTTTCCCCATAATGTTCTCCTTTATAGCCGCGTCTTAAGGCTTTTGCTACCGCTCGGCCGGGAGCGTTTCCAATCAATGGAAGCACACCGACAAAGCGTGAAAACGAGGACAAGCCCTTGGATCGCTCATAATAAAGCCAGTCAGCATCAGTAAGACAATCCAGACTACCACAAAGGGCATAATCCCTATCATGTAGCCTCGAATTGGCATCCAATTTTGACGAAGGTTGTTCAAAGCTGGTCGCAACCGACCCCTGCCTCTTTCCGTCCGACCAATTTGGACCCGTAAAGTTGCCAATAGCGACAGCCTCAACCGGATTCCAAGATCCCGTAAGAAACGGAAGAGTGTAATCAGGGAAATCGTCGTATTTAGAGTTCATTTTCCCCCAAACCCACCATCTTACACAAATATATACACAAACATGCAACACGCAATGCGTGTTTAACGTCGCGCCCGACGGTACCACCGGACTACTCATTTCCAATGGCGGCAAACTGTAACGCACGCGGCGAAACAATTGCGCTCACTGGAAAGAGCTCCGGATGAGTTTTGTTAAAACTCATGTACATGCGCTTGAAGAAAGCGTACTTCTGCTCATTCCAACGGTAGTTAGCCATGTGGCTGACAAGAGCTCCAGACAAATGCTCCACTTTAGTTGTTGTAAGGTGAACCACATGTTTTGTGAATCTCTTAGGGTCAAACTGCCACACACCGTCCTTCTGATAGAAATGGGTCGAGAAGTATTCAGCACCTTGGAAAGAGTCTGTGACTTCAAACTCGCTCAACTCAACACCGAGCTTCTTCGATTCTAACAGGTATTTCGCTGTATCGAAGCC